CACCATTTGGTCCTTTTTCACAAACTGGTAATTCATCATAAGTAAACCCTGGTCTATCAGATGTTCTCCAAGCAAGATTTTCTATTGAGAACATATATTTTTTAACTTTATTATCGACAATGTTTGTTGAACCAGGATTTCTTAATGGTGCTATATTTAAATTATACGTGTTATCAAACACAGAATAACTAAACCCTCTACCGGCAGTTGTAATACCATCTGTTTTTTGTAAGTCAGCATATGTAAAATAAGGCGTATCTTTTTGGAATATACGACAATATTCAATACCGGCCTCTGTACCATCAGATTGATTTTTATATGAAAGTACTTGTGAACCTTTTGTTAATTCTTTATAACCATCATTAAAAACTTTAGAAACTTGATTTATTGCGTTTCCAACATGTTTTAACCTAGCTTCACCTTGTAGATTATCTGCGGCTTCAATTAATCTTTGAGTTTGGTCTAATATTGAACCTTCTTTAAATGTAATATTTGTTGATAAATTTTTATTATAGTTAGCCTCAACAATATTAAATTCATTATCTAGGGATGTTGGTGCGCCACCAGGTGCAACGTGAAACCCAGCATTATCTTTATACTTTGGTGATGTCCAAACAAATTCACCGTCTATTGTTCCTGAATTTGTATATGATTTTGCTTTTAAACCAAAATTAATTTGAGTTTGATTTCCTTCATATAAAATACCAAGTTCTGATGGACCATAAACAAGTGTGTCAACTTGTTTTCCATCTGGTGCTACCGGTAATTGATTTGGTGGTGATTCAACTTTTGACGGGTCAACTGTTGAACTACCGACGTAATAACCACCTGTATTTGGTTTGTCTGGATTTAATAAATTAGAAATGCCGGTTGTAATAGTTTGGATAATTCCTCTATTATAATCCGGTCTATATTTGTTATAATCTAGTGTTGAAAAAAGAGCTGATCTTTGTCCATTACCAGTATTTGCCACAAATATTTCAGATGGATTTCTATATTTGTTTAATATTGGTCCTAAGAATCCGCCGGTTAAATTATTTACAACATTAAGTGCTCCTTCGGCATTTGAATTTTTTGGTTCTGTATTATCAAAATAATCACCAGGAATAAATGACGCTGGGAAATAAGTTCCACTTAAACGATTAGCAAAACTAACAGCTGCTGGAATTGGGTTTTCTGGAACTGTAATTCTCCAATTTTTTTCAACTAAAGGTTGTTTACCGGTTGCAATAAGTGATGCTGAAAAAGGATCCGAAAGTGAACTTAGATTAACTCTACCAATAGTTAATAATTCAACTTCTCTTGCAATTCTATCTTCAAAATATCCTTTTAATTGTGTTGCACCAATTTTTGCAATATATGAATCTTGCGATAAACTACCGCCACTACCACCAGGGTTTGAGCTAAATAATATGTCGTATGGACTATAAAAAGACGGGACAAATGTTGGTGGATCCCAATATGGTAAATATAATTTTTGTGTTGCAACAATATCGGTTATTGTTGCCAAACTTTTAAAACCACCTTCTGGCCCATAATTATTTTGTATATATGCAGCGTCAATAAAAAATTCATTAGCCAAATCAATAACAGTATCATTTGGGTCGTAAGGACCTTTGTTTGATTCAACTGGAAGTGGTGGACCCGCTAAATTTAATGGTTTAGGAAAACCACCTTCTGGACCATATTCATTTAATGGATATAAATTATTTGCTTGATTGTTTGTACTTACTAAATCATTAGGTGAATCAATTACATTAGAAACTGTCAAATTTGTCTCGTAGTTAATATTACTTGTTTGTGGTGAAAAACTTCCGGGTACATTATAAGGTGCTAAATTTCTAGCAATTAATGTATTTCTAAATGAAGATGATGAAGCAAATGACAAAAAACTTTCTGACATAGTGTTACTTTAAGAATAAATATTGGAAAAAGTTTTTTTAATTGAATGGTTGTTTAATAAATTATTTATTCACTATTTTGGTTTACTCAACATTAATCCACTATTTGGGTCAAATCCAAATAGTTTTACAACATTACTAGTATCACTAAAATATTTTTCAATAGCTGAATTTACAACACTTGTGTCTAATGATGCCGTTTTTTCATCTGTTGTAATTTTTAAATCAACTTTTATTTCACTTTTTGCTGATAGTTCCATAGGTTTTTGTTCAGATGTTACAACATTTTGAACATTTGTTCCTTCGGGAGTAACATTTTCTAATGGTGTTACGTTTTCTTGATTAGTTCCACCTTCACCAACATTTGTTCCTGTATTTTTCCCAGTATCAGTTGTTTTAAATCTACCACCATAAATTTCTTCAATTACTTTATTACTTCCTTTCACAGTTTCATTAACAATTGTTTGCATACTATTTTTAAACCCAGTCTCAACATTACCTAATGTAGTCACTAATTCTTTCATTTTTGTTGATCCTTCTTCAAACTTACCTTCAGCAAAAAGTAGAGCCATATCTTCAAATGGTTTTGTTAAGTCGTTCATTTGTTTACTTAAATTACCAAAATCACCCATATCACTTCTTGAGATTCCTTTAGGTATTTCTCTTTGTATTCCAGAAACAACATCATATGCTCTCATAACTGGGGCTGCCGTAGCTCCAGCATATGTTACTCTTTCTCCAACGGCTTTTTGTGCTTGTTCAATTCTTTTCAAAGTATCCAATTGGTCTATAGCAATTTCTTCCATACTTTTAGCACTCTCTTCTTCACTCAATTTAAGATTTTCAATATCTTCTGGTGTAAGTTGGTCAACTTCTTTTTCAATTGCTCGTCCTGTTTCGGCATCTTTAACGGTTATAACAGCTTTACCATCTTTCATTTGAGACATTGTAGCAATCATTTCTTTTGTTTGTTCATCACCAACAAAATCAGGCATTTTAATTTCTTGTAATTTTCTATCAAAATCGGCAGATTTTATTGCCATCTTTGAGAACTCTTCGGCTGACATACCTAATTCTTTTGCAACCTCTCTCATCCTTCTTTTAGCTCCGGGCATAATTTCAAATTGACCCTTTTCATTTAATTGGACAAATTCTTTACTTAAATCAGTCATTGATTTCATAAGTTCATCCGGTCCGTTAAGTCCCATATCCATAAGTCGTAAAGGGTCTAACATTTCTGAATTTGCAACACCCATTCTTTGTAAACCTGCCGCCATTTCAATTGCGTTTTCAGGATCTAGTAATTTTTCTGACGTATCAAAAACAGTTCTCATATCAATACCTAACCTACTAGCTTGTGCTGCCATTTTCGTAAGTCCTGCAACTCCATTACTGAAATTGTACACATTTAATTTTTCTAAATTTCCACTTACAAATCCACTAACTTCTTTTACATTTCCACCAACAGACCTTGTGTAATCAACAACTTCTTTCATTGTATCACCAACATCATAAATAGAAACACCAACATTTCTAAAATTTTCCGCTAATGTATCAATTTCTAGACCAGTAACTTGACCAGTCGCGCCTAGTTCGGTTATTGCTTCAACACCAATACTTGCGGCACCACCAAGAGCCTTACCAATCTCGGTTATTACTGTGGCAGGGTCTGTGTCTAAACCCATTTCTGTGAATGAAGGAATTGCCTCACCAATAACAGCTTTAAACTCACCCATTCTAGCTCTTGTTGTACCAAAAGCACCCATAACTTTGGTACCTTGTTGGTCTAAAATTTCTAGAGCACCACCTATTTTATTGATAGAATCGGTCATTTGTTTTACATAACCGTCCAATGTTTCACTAACATTAAATACTGAACCTTGGATTTCAGAAGTTTGTTCAGTAAGTTTACTTTCTGTCTTTTTTTTAAGTTCGTCTTGGAATGGTTTAAGTTTTTCACCTATATAGTCGTCAATATCTCTATCGGTGTATTGTGTACCATCAACAGAAATATTACTACCTCTTTTATATGAAAACTTTTTTGCCATTATTTATTTTCTAATAAATAGTTAAATCTATGTTTTGGGTTTGTTTTCTTCAATAATCTTTTCGACCAAGTATTTTCTTACATAGGTGGGTATTTTTAAAAATTCAGAATATTGCATTCTAAGGAATTTGGATAAAATATAAAATTCATCCAACATATATTGTGAGTAATTAGAAGAAAGGCCGAAAAAATTCCACCCCAAAAGTAATGTTTGCCATTACTTTTTCTCCAGACGGGGCCATAACTTCTTTATTTAAATCTAATCTTGGTTCATTTTCTCTTAAAAAATTTCTAATGAACTTTGAATCAGCAATTGGCATATTTTCAGAAAAAATTGCAATTTTTCCTTTATCAGAATCACCATTTATTTCAATAATATTTTTCGCTAATTTCCAAGTAACTGTTGGTGGTGTGCGACCATCTGGATATGCTTCAATCATTTTGTCAATTTCCATTTGTTCAACAAGACTTAATAATTTTAATTTAACAGTTGTTTTTGATTTTGGTAATAAAACGGTAAAAATTCCATTTTCGTCTGGTTTAAATTCTGTTTTCTTAATGTTAAGTTCATCTAGCATAACAGATGTGGTAAACAACTTATCAGTTGATGGGTCAGTTAGTGAGACAGTATATTCTGGGCCAAAAGATGTATTTCTTAAAAACAAAAGAATTGCTTCAATATCACCTTCTAATAATTCTTCCGGTCTTAAATCTTTTTCATACACTTTTGACCTTAATAATGGTAATATTAAAGATTCTCTAATACTTTTTCTTAAATTTGTATTTAATAATATATTTTCATCAGAAGCTGTTAAATAACCAACTTTAATTGTTTTCTTTTTTGATTTGTAAAAAATACCACCACTTGGTAATGGAACCACGTCATGTGGTAAATTAAAATCTTGTTGACCTATTTGATATTCATTCATTTCCATAATCTTTTTTATTATAAAAATATCCAATAATCATTTTTTGTAAATAAAAAAGTCCCCATATAAAATATGAAGACTTTAACAAATATATTTTTTTTAAAAAATTAGTAAACTAATATACATCTATCCATACGAATACTTGATGTAATTCCCGCAATTTTATCACTTGAATAATCTAGGGACCCACCATCATATCCTGTTAAAAATGCACCTTCTAAAATCCATTTCTCAACAACAACGCCGGTTGGGTCAAGCATTTCAAGGTCAACATTCTTTTTATATCCGGCAGCATAACCCATACGACCAGTTACAGATTCAGCACATAGACGAATCCATTCCATAACCGCTTGTGAAGCTGATGGACCAATTGGGTCTCTAAACTTAACCGAAATTTCTTCCCAGTTAAATCTACCAGCAACATAGGTTGAGGTGTTCAAAAATGGAATTTCTGTTGAAGCAATTTTCATTTTTGGTCTTGAGGTACTTTCTACATACCACTCATTTATTCCTAATGACGATGGAAATCTCAAAATCCATCTGTTCTCCCTTTTCGGTTCGTAAGGTATAGGCATTTTCATTAACAAATCAGCCATAATTTCAGTTTTTAATTTTTTATTTTATTTTTGTTTTTATTATAAATATTAGCTTTGTAAAAATTTTTCTATTTACTTTGATTTAATTTTGGATATTATCCTATTAATTAAACTTTCTAACATAAGTTCTTCTTCACTTTCTTCTTTTTCATTTCCAGTTTCTATATGAATTTTTGAATATCCTCCTTCTGATGTATCATAAATTATGAATTTTACTTCTGGATACATTCTTGATAATTCATTTTTTACATACTCAACCATTGCTTTTATATTTCTTGGGTCATCATCTGAAAATCCTAATGAAGTATTAATATATTTTCCACTTTTAATTAAATCATCATATTTTGAAATGAAATCGGCAAGGGCAATTTTTTTTGCGTGCTCAGGATTTGCCGCTCCGCCACTTGTCTCTAATCCGAATTTTTCACCAAACTCTTTTGAAGAAACCGGGTAGTAATCCCCTCTCTCATCTAAATAAAAATCTAATAATTGATTTGGGGATAAATCATCTAATTTTTCTAAAAAGTTTTTTGAAAACATTTCTTCGTGTTCAAAAGTTCTTTTAATATTTTCTATCATTTCTTCTTTTTCTTCCGGTGACAAAACTAAATGTATAAACATTTTAACACCTTTTTTAATTACGTTTGGACTATGTCCTCTAGCGGTAATAATTGAAAATGGGTTAGCATATATTAAATTTTCTTTAAACTTTTTAAAACTTGGTGATTTTCTATCTTTTTTAATTGCTTCTACGGTGTCTTCTAAAAATGTTTCGGAACTTGTAAAATCTCTATATGGGTTGTTGTCATATCCAACTATTGTGTCCCCTTCATAATCAAAAGGTTCGTTTCCAATCAAATGTCTGTATTCCGCAAAATCTTCTGTCGACATTCCAATAACATCCCCAAGGTCAGATTTTAAATATATTTTAGTTGGCATTCTCAAAATATTATCATCCCAATCAAAACCATATAAACGTAGATTTTTTTTCTCTACCATTTCTTTTATAATCTGTCTAACTAAAATTTTGTGATTCATAATAATAAATATATCATAAATAAAAAATGGGGGTTATTGACCCCCATTTTCTTTAATTTATTTATTTTATCACACATCTTCAAATGAAGCACCGGTTGGTGTAATGTAGAATGTAATGTCAATAAATTCAAGAGACCTTGTTGGTTTGATGTAGATTTTACCAACTAACTGGTTTTTATCTAAATCTTCCGTATCACTTGAAACGGTTACTCGGAAATCATACAAACCTCTATCTCTTCTAATTGCATCCAAGATTGGGTTAACAGCATTTAAGAAGTCCTGTCTTACTTGTTCGTCGTTTTGATCGAATAATAATCTTACAGAAACTGCAGAAATTAATTTTCTTGCTTGTAATAACAATCTTCTTACGTTGATTCTGTCAAGAGCAGATTCTCTGACTTGAAGAGTTTTGTTACCCCAGATTACAGTACCGACATCAGCAAATGTTGCAATTGGGTTAACTCGACCAACATATAGAGTATCTCTATCTTCTTGTGTTAACTTCTTACGAGCTTTAATCGCGTTTACAATACCACGAGTATAACCAGCCGCCGCAAACCAAGGGAATGCAATGTTATCAGTTAAAGCTAAGTTTCTTGTAACCTCAGCCGTTGCTGGGATATAGATTTGTGTATTGTTTACACTGTCTCTTGTTAATACCCAAGGGTAATAAGTTGCTGTGTAGTTAGAATCAATTCCTGTTTCTTCCAATATATCAACAGCTTCTTGAGGGTAAATTAAACCATCAGTTCCTGTTGTTGTTGGTAAGAACAAGTTGTAATCCGGTAATGTTGTAATATACAATGAGTCAGCTCTTTCATTTTCAATCATATCGATTGTGTTTTCGACTAAATCAGAGTTATTTTGAACATCAATACCTGGTGTTACAAATACATTGATATTTACAGCTTCTGGGTTTGCAAATGATCTAATACCTAATAGATAAGCGTAGTAGTCAGTGTTCGCCCAATCTCTTGTTCCATCACCGATTGCAATTTGTTTAAATGCACCCCATCCTGCTGCAGTTGGGTATCTGTCAGATGGACAAGCCCCATTAAGGAACCCTTGACGACCTAAAACATATCTATCGCCATTTGTTCTATATTCTCTATAGATATCCCATCCATCGAATCCACCTTTTACAAATAATGTAAACTTACGAGCAAATAATCTGTAATATGGGTTTACATCAAGAGTTGGTTCAGAACTAAATGGTGCGTTACCAACATAGAATCTTGGTGTTCCACTTGTTGCAAATGGTCCGTTAATTGTAATACCACTTGCATTTATATCCATATGATAACCTCTTGTTTTAATATTCCATTCACTACCTTCTAAATCACAAGGACTTAATGGATTTCTCTTACCTTGATATTCAAAGAAATCAGAGTCAAATCCAATATTACTTGACATACCTAAATATGTTCTTCTAATATTGTCTCCAGAACTTGTTATTGCGTCATCAGCACCTGAAGCAAAACCAAATGGTGGGTTATAAATAACTTCACCTGGGAAATCATATTTAGTTTTATAAATTGGGAATGGTGATTTCATACCATCATATTCTCTTACAACGTATCCATCAAAACCACATGGAAGAGCATCTACTGGTGCATCCTCATTCATCTCAACCATAATGTATTTAGATTTTAATTCATATTCACCATCCAGAGTACCAACTTTCTTAGCAATAAAATTGTTTTGACTTGGGTCCATCGAACAGTTTGTAAATTTCTCAACAACAATTGGATTAGAATCTGTATCAAAATAATTTCTAACTAATACTGTAAATGTTTGATTAGCAAATGATATATCACTAATTGAGATTTTAACTTCAGTATTTGCTGAGTTACCGTCAGAAATTGTATAGAATTTAAATAAGTTAAATACTTTAGAACCTCTAACTTCAGAAACAACCCAAGGTGATGCCGGTGATTGGTATCTATCTAAGTACCAACCAATAGAATCTATCGCCTGACTTTGTGCTGAGTCTAATGGAACAATTTCAGATGACAATCCTCTAATATATCCTTTTCTCCAAGCATAATTAAGTAAAGCTTGATATCTTTCTTCTAAGAACAATGGATTTACATTTCTTGGTTTGCCAAAGTTACTTGTTCCAAATACTTTTGAAATGTATTGAGCGTCAGAAGTACTAAACGAAGTTTCAAAAATAAATGATGTACCTAAATCATTGGTTGCATTAACTGCAAATGGTAAATATGGGTTTTTAGTTACACCAGAATATTGACCACTCATATCCAAAGTAACATTATTGATATTACTAATCTCATATACTGGGTTATTTGAATTTGCATAAGTCGCAATACCTCTAGATCTTAAAGTTGCAATTACTAAATCATCATAATCTGTGTATGAAGTTCCTGTATAATAATAAATTTTACCAATAACTTGACCAGAATAACAATCAATATTCACCGGTGTTGGTGTAGGTGTTGGTGACACAAAAGGCTGTGGTGTAACACAAGGATTTACCGGTGTTGGTGTAGGAGTTGGAGTTGTAGGTAATGTTGTTGTACTTGTAACAACTGGGTTAATTAATGTTAATCCACTTACTATACTCCAGAATGAAGAACCAGTATATTCTCCACCACCAATATTGTCAAATAATGAATAATACCAAGGGTCATTAAAAGGTGATGCTAAATCAGTTTGATCCAAAGGTACGGCTGGAACTTGGAATACATTAGTTTCACCAGTGTACGTTCCAGTAATTGTTAATGCGCTATAGTCAACACCATCAATCGACCCAAAGTAACTAATTGTTTCATCCTCAGCATTTGGGTTAGTTGAGGTGATTACATTATAAACTAAAGTTTGTAAATTATCATTAAGTGAACTTAATGAACCATCAAATGTTTCATATTGTTCATTTAATATAGATTTAATTTCATTTGGTAATGTACTTGAAGCTAAGTCAAAGATTACTGAATCTGAACTATTTGTACAACCAGTGAAGTCAATTGTGAAAACAACTTCTTTTGGTAAATTACAAGCTGGTTCACAATCAATAATAACTGGATCTAAACACCATACACCAATTGTTGTTGGGTCAACATTTGCTTTAGTTACAATTGACCAAGATGGTCCCGCATCATAACCAGATAGACCCAATATTCTCGTTACAAATAATTGACTTGATTGTTGTAAGTAAGATTTTGCAATATATGCTGCCTCATACTTAGGGATTTGAGTATTCACAAATTTTTCAGGTGAAGTTCCTCCAAAGTAAGTTTGAAATTCGTCGTAGCTTTTTACAAAGATTGGTTCAAATGCTGGACCTTTTAAAGTTTCTCCAGCAATACCTAATGTTGTTACACCAACACTTTGTGCCACAAAACTCAAATCAACTTCTGAAGTATAGACACCTGGTGATACAAATACTTTACTGTTTGTTGCCATGTTTTGTTTTAATTATTAGATTTATTTTTTATTATAAATATTCATTATTTTGACAAAAACTTTACTTCTTTTAAACTATTTATATTTTGGTGAGATTTTTTTCTACCTTTTTTCTACCTATGGATAAAGAACCAAAAAAAATAAAGAATTTAAAGATTGACGAATCAGTTCACAATGTCTTAAAGAAATATTGTGATAAAAGAGGAATTAAAATGTATAAGTTTTTAGAAAACTTAATTTTAGAAAAATGTAAAGAAAAAAAAGATATATATGGTGAAGATTAAATAAGGTTAACAACAAATTCTAAAATAGCATCTTTTGTATTATCTTTTTTAGTTATTACTATTTTTATGGTGTCATTATTATTAACTTGTATCTCACTAATTGTATTACCATAATAATCTCCGTTAATAAAAACATCATATTCATCAACATTGTCCGAATTAACCCAATTTAAATTTGCAACATAATTAAAAAATTCTTCTCTTTCATTCTCGGTTGTTGAAAACGAATAAATAACTGACGATGGTAAATTTGGTTCCGGTCTTCTTTGTTTTTTCTTTCTTGTTTGAGTATCTGTCTCAAACATAACAAAAGATCTTGTAATAGCAGGACTTACCTGAAATTCATCTTCATCAATTAAAAAACCTAATAATGTAAACTCATACTTTTGAATATACACTTTTCTTTTTTCTAAATCTAAAACAGATTCATCAGTAATGCCATCATTTATAATTGGAATGTAATGTCCCTTTATTACTTGGTAAGCTTGTCTTGACGCAAATTTTTCTAAAACAATTTGATTAAACTTATTTAGTTCTCTCATTCTGTTACAAACAATTGCTACGGTATATTTTATATCGACTGGAACCGGTTGTGGAATTTTGTAAATATCCATTCCGTGTCTTTGTCCATCCCAAGTTGGGACTTTAGCATAATAATACTGTCTTCTATTTGGGATATTATACATTAATGCCGGATTACTACCATACTTTACTTCCGGAGTTCTAATCACAGTAATAAATGGTGGTTCAACGTTCTTGTCAATATTTTGGAAATCCCAAGTTTCAACAAATTGGGACCAGTTTTGAGTTGTAATTAAAATATCTACCGTTGGGATTTTTTTTCCCTCAACAACAGTTTCCAATTGTTCTTTTACAAAATCTAAAAACCCCCTATCCAAATCAGCATGTAATAAAGATTTTGGAAGATATGTTCCGTCTTTTGAAATCATATCTGCAATCTCGTGTCTTCTTGGAAGAAGAGTTTTACTTTCTGTTAGTGGTAAATATTTTTTAATTTTTTTTGGTAACCCCATTTTTACAATCCTTTAAATTCATTAGGTCCAACCGGAGCCGCAATAATACTACGATAAAAGGGTTTGAAGCCTTTATATGTGTGCTTTATGTCAGAAGTAACACGACCGTCATTTACAACCGTGTAATATCTCACAAATGATTCTGTATCGTAATATCCAACGTAATCGCCAAAACTAATATCAATATTTAAATCTTCCAATGTTTTTAAGTAAACAGACATTGTAATATTTCCAGGTTCAAATTGATCCATTTTTGTGGTCCCAAGAAATTTATTTTCCGGAGCCGCAATTGCAACATAAGCGTTAAATTCAACCGGGGGTAAAAATTTTACACCGTCTGAAACAGTTTCACCGTAAACATCATCGGTTTTAGTTTTAGTTCTATCAACTCGATATAACACACAAGTGAAATTCATATCACCATCCAACCACTCTTTACCCATTTCAATCTCAAGGTTAAAGTCGTTGTCGCCGAAAAATTTACCAAGTCGTGTTATTGGAACCTTATTTTGCATAGTTGTTTTCTTGATAAATATTCTTTTTATTGTTATTTTTATTTATAACTATAATTTTGGAAATTCAAAAACAAATAATAGAACAAAAGGCTTTGGAATTGTTGGACTCATATAGTGGGGCTAACAACTATATCCTTTATATGAAATCCAAAAAGGAAACAAACAAAAAGTTTTACCCAACAAGAACTCAAGCAGATTACATCGTTAATTATTTTGATACAAAACCAAAAGTTGCTCGTAAGTGGGTTGTTCTTGATACTTACTTTGCTAAAAAGTTTGCAACCGAAAGATACTTACTTGAGATACCAGAAAAAGTTTACATTGAAAAACTATTGGTTGAAAAAGATAAATCATATCACATTTGGGGAAAGTTTTTTGAAAAAGATATTTTATCTGAATTTTGGATTCCAAAATCATCTTTAATTAAAACACACTCGGTTGAAAAAGTTGAGATTGATTATGCTAAATATGGTCACCGTCCACCTCTGTCACACCAAAAAGAAGCTATTGAAAAACTTGTCGGTTCCAAAAGATTTATACTTGCTGATGATATGGGACTTGGAAAAACAACATCAACAATTATTGCAGCCCTTGAGACCGGAGCAAAAAAGATTTTAATTATTTGTCCAGCATCACTTAAAATAAATTGGGAACGAGAAATTGCAAATTATTCAGATAGGTCTTGTTATATTGCAGAAGGTAAGAAATTTTCAACTGAACACGACTTTGTTATTGTAAATTACGACATCCTAAAAAACTTTCACGACCCAAAGAATAAAGAAAATTCATTACTTGTTAAGTCCGGATTTGAATTAGTGATATTGGATGAGGCCCATATGATTTCAAATGCACAGGCTCAAAGAACAAAAATTATAAATAATTTTGTAAAAGATATTAAAAGAGTTTGGTTATTAACCGGAACCCCAATGACATCTCGACCAATGAATTATTATAATCTTTTAAATATAATTGAAAGCCCGGTTGCACAAAACTGGATGGCTTACGCTATTCGTTATTGTCAAGGGTACCAATTTAGAGCTGGAAATAGAAAAGTATGGAATGTAACCGGAGCGTCAAACTTAGAAGAGTTAAGGGACCGAACATCTTCACAAATTCTTCGTAGATTAAAAGAAGATGTCCTTGATTTACCAGATAAAATTATTACACCAGTATATCTTAGGACCTCATCAAAAGAATATAAAGATTTAATGGGTGAATATTATGAATGGTTAGAAAATAAAAAAGAAGAGTCATCATCACTTACTGTTCAGTTTTCAAAACTTATGAAAGTAAGAAAAGTAATGGCAAATGAAAAAGCAAAAGAAACAATTGAGTTTGCTCAGAACATTATAGACCAAGGAAAAAAAGTTATTATTTTTACAAATTTTACAGACACACTACAAACAATTTATAACCATTTTGGTAAAGAAGCCGTATACCTTGATGGTAGTTGTAATAAAGTTCAAAGACAACACGCTGTTGACCAATTCCAGGACAACGAGAAAATAAAAGTTTTCGTTGGGAACTTAAAAGCGGCCGGTGTTGGTCTTACCTTAACTTCTGCTGAAGTTGTAATTATGAATGATTTATCTTTTGTTCCTGCTGAACACGCACAAGCAGAAGATAGGGCTTACCGTTATGGTCAGAAAAATAATGTTCTTGTGTATTATCCAATTTTTGAAAATACAATCGAGGGTGTAATATATGATATATTAAACACCAAAAAGAAAATTATTGGGACCGTTATGGGTGATGAGGTTTCCGAATCCGTTGATGTTGTAGAAGAAATTCTTAATTTAATAAATAAAAGAAAATAACCTAAACCTCACACAAAGTGGGGTTTTTTAGTATTTATATTATAATGAAAGTTAATGTTGTATATAAAGATAAGTCAATTACGGATAATGATAAAAAATTATATGTTGATTTTTTAAAATTTTTACAAAAAGAATATCCATTAAAAAATGATTTAACAATTACTTTTTTTTCTGAAAGAACTGGTAATATGTCAACTGGAAGTCATAATGAACATAAAAGAGAGATTAAAATTTTATCTAAAGGTAGATTAAATAGAGACACACTAAGAACTCTAGCGCACGAATGGGTTCACGATTACCAAAGAAATATTTTAAAAAGACCAAAAGGTCCAAACATTGGTGGAAAAAATGAAGATGAGGCAAATGCTTTTGCCGGACAACTTATAAAAAAGTTTGAAAAACAATTCCCAAAAAAAGAAAAAATGATGTATGAGGGATTAAATAGAAAGGTAAATTTGTTAAAAGAAGAAATATTATTAACCGAAATTAAAACCCAAAAAAAAGAATTATTAACCGAAATGAAAAAAATTGGTATTGAAAAATTACCTTATTCATATTCGGCATTAAATAAATTTGTTGGTAGTGAAACTATGAACATTCACTATAACAAACACTATAAAGGTTATGTAAAAAAATTAAATAAAGCTTTAAGTGTTGTCGATTTTAAATATGAGGACCTTGAAGACATAGTAAAATCAATAAGCAAATTTGATAAAACAATAAGGAATAATGCTGGTGGGGCTTTTAATCATGCTTTATTTTGGAAAATGCTTTCACCAAAAAAACAATTACCTAAAGGTGAAATACTTGATAAGATTAAAAAAGATTTTGGGAATATACAAAAAATGAAAAATGAATTTAACCAAGTGGCCAAAGATAGTTTTGGTTCTGGTTGGGTTTGGTTGGTATTAACAAAATCAAATAAGTTAAAAATTATGTCAACACCAAATCAAGATAATCCTATTATGAATGTAATTGACAATGGTGGTTATCCATTGCTTGGTCTTGATTTATGGGAACATGCTTATTATTTAAAATTTAAAAACAAAAGAGATAATTATATCAAAAATTTCTGGAACCACATAAATTGGGATTTTGTAAATGATTTATTTGTCTCAAAATCAAAAAAGAAATTATCAGAATCAATTGCAAAATTAATTGTTGAAAATGAAGAGATTGATCAAGACCTTAAAAAGGCTATGTCGAGAGAATTACAAAAAATTCGTCTTATTCCTTTGGATGCTGAAGCTGCGGCGGAAGCTATAAATAATATTATAAGTGCCGAAATTGAGAGAGGCACCATCAATTTTAATAGAACTTTACAAGAGTTAATGTCACTTGATTTAAATAATGTTTCAGAAAGATCAAAGTATAGATTTAATAATTATTTTCAAAGATTTGTTAAAAGTAAAACAAGAGGTTTTGATTTTGAAGGTATGGTTACAGGTTTTCTTGATGGTACATTAGCTACTAATTTGTCTTCTCCATTTGACGTATTAACAAAAAATGGTGACAAACTTTCTTGTAAAATTATTAGAGATACTGGTGAAAGAATTTCACTTAAAAGTATTAGAAAATCTGTTGGTATATTTGTGTCAAGATATAATGGTTCTCAAGAAAATAAAAATAAATTAATTGAATTGAGTCAATACCCAAACTTTCTTGAACTTTTAATTAACCACGAAAATCAAGATTTAAAAAATCAAGCTGAAGATTTATTAAATTTTTTACTTAATGATATAACGGGATTACTTGTTGGTGTTCCAAATGCAAAAAATATGAGTGTTGATTTATACTATTATGATAAAAATAGAATTATTGAACTTATTAAAACACCAAACTTGTTAAAATCTGGAAGAACTAAAGAAGCACAAACAATATCACTGTCCACAAAAATATTAAAAATGGATAAAACTATGGTAGGTGCAATTAAATTTCCAATGGTAACAATGGACCAATATAAAGAGTTTTTAATTGGTGATGAAAAAACAAAAGAAGTTGTTACTTTATTTAATTCATTGGGTGAAAAATACGGTGTTCCAAGACTTGGTGATAACATACCACAAGATATTATTAGAGATTTATCAAAAAATGAAAGGTTCAAATTTGACCTTAAAAGATTAACAATTTCAAGAGCTTGATATTTATTAAGAAAAACCTCTTATGTCAATAATCAATGAACCCGAAAGAAGTCAACTTTACACAAAGATTAGACACTTACTTGGTGCACCTTTAAGATCTGTTGAACTTGAAGACGAACAAATGGATACATTACTTGAATTTTCAATTGATGAGTATTCACAATATGTTCAAGATTGGTTAATTGAATCACAATGGACGGCCTTAAATAATTTAAATTTAGATACACAGTCACTAGCAAAAGCTTTTACGACAAGAAGTTTAGATTATGAAACAAGATACACATACGCTTATTCAAAAATAGTAGGTCTACAAGCTGGGGGTGATTATGTATTAAAAAAAGATTATATACAATTACAATCAGGACAACAAATTTATGAAATACCGGCAAATAGAGAATTAAATGAATTACTATGGTTTACACCACCAGAATTAAATAATATGTTATTTGATCCTTGGACATTTGGTGGAATTGCTGGTGGTGGTATTTCTGGTCCTGCAGGTTACGCACAAATGGGTAATATGGCAGGTTCTTACTTTATGATGCCAGCATTTGATATGTTATTAAGAATGCAAGAAATTAACATTCAAAGAAGAATTATCGCAGGTGATTTAACATATAGAGTAACAGCATTACCGGATGGTAAAAAAGCAATTCACTTAATGAACACACCTGGTGGTAAATTTGACTTTGGTAATTCAACATTAATGAGAGGTAAAGTTTGGTACTGGTATTATGATGTTGGTCCGGAAGATAGAGATAAATGTTTAAAAGATAATCCAGAAATAGTTAAACTACCATCTGATGTTCCATTTGATAAAATTAGTTGGTATGAATTAAATAACCCGGCACAAATTTGGGTTAGAAGATGGTTCATTGCATACTGTAAAGAAACACTTTCAAAAGTAAGAGGTAAATATAGTGGTAATCTAAAAACACCGGATGCTGATTTAACATTAGATTATCAGTCGCTAGCAACTGAAGCAAAAGATGAAAAGACAAAATTAATTGAGGAACTAATCGGTGCTGAAGGAAGATTAACTCGTCTTAAACCAGAAAAGGTAATGGAAAGAGAAGCTTTAATTGCTGAGAATTTAAATAAACAGCTCAAGTTTAGAGCGATGCCTAGACAAATATATGTAATATAATGGGTGGAGTAAGATTTGATAATTTAACACAAAGAAAAAATGTTGTAAAATATACAACACAAACTATTGTTGAGCCAAAAGTTATTATTGAGAAACCGGTTGAGGTTCATAAAATAATATCCGAATCTGTCTATACAACTACCGATGAAACATTTTTAATTGTTAGGGGTGTTGAGTATTCTGAAGTAACATTAAATTCTTCTATTGTAAAAAAAATTACAGTAAAATCTCTTACACAAACTTTAATTAAATCCGACACTGGCTCAATTGATGAAGAGTGGGATGAGCTCCTTCTTGAAAAAGGAGCTTGTGTTAAATTTAAGTTTGTTGATGGTAATTGGTATATTGTATCGTCTGATGGTCTTAAAATGTCATAACTTTATCTTCCCAACCTTCTTCCGCTAATTCGTAAATATAATCCGGATTAATTCCTGTGTTCCTCCAAAAATCAACCTCACCTTGTTCCATAGTCATAAGGTCTTTATCTAAATCATCCTGGTCGCCATCCTCAAAAGGAATACCATTAATCAATTCACATTGGTCTTTTGTGAAGAACGGTCTTTCTTCTGGATTCTTAACTAGTAATCCGTCTCTAATTTCTTCTTTAAAAACAACAAGTAATGGTTCCACTCTTTTATTAATTGTCGCAATTGCTCTTTGAATGTTGTACTCACCGGTTAATCCTGGGTTACTTTCTAATTCTTGGGGATCAATCCTATAACAATTAAGTTGAATTACAGATTCTATTGTTTCCGGATTTACTTTTGTATTTGAGAAAAAAGTATTCAATTGTTCTTCATTCCACCCTTTTTTTGGTTTGTTTACTTTTTGTACATCTCCGTGTGAAGCTTTACTACCATTATTTACATAATAAATCACATCACCAAGATTTACATTTAAACCTTCTTTAATTGCAAGTTCCATATGTGCTTGTCTTGACATTAAGGAACCTGCTTTTGTTGTTGTTTTACTTCTTTTAATATAATCATCAATTGATTGTTTTACCTTTGCCTTATTTGCTATATCAATAAGTGGTATTTTTTGATCAAATATTCTTTGTAGATATTCATAGTACCACTCAACAAAACCTTGACCATTACCATTAAGAAGTAAATTAATTGCTTTATCTAAAAATATCTCAATATACTTTGGCATCTTTTTAGATTTGATTGTATTACCGGTAAGTTTAACTTTCCCATTATGTTCTAATGTCGCATAGTTTTTACGAGCCAAGTTAATACAAGACTGCCAAGTACCATCACAATCAAGACCCATAGCACCACGCATAAATGTATCATTAAATTCTGCAACATCAGCATCATAGCCAGTATATTCTTTTCCTTCTTTAACCAACCAGTTAAGACCACGACCAATATATTTCCTATCATCAACACCACCATCTGGAAGTGAAAAGTTCATACCATCCGTATCACAAACAAGTGGAGTATAACCACGACCAACAAAGAATTTTAACATCTGTCGTAGATACTGTCTACCGGTACAAGTAATTTGTTCACCCTTATTCATATCACCCCAAGGAAATACTTGCGGGGCCGACAAGGCGCCAAATAATGAGTTAATAAAAATCTTAATTGGTAATTGTTTATTATCAAATGATTTAGCTTTTTTCTTATCAATCTTTTTATATTCAGAAGCTAAGTTTTTATACATAATACGAGTATCCCTAAAATAAGATAAAAGACCTTTCATTACACCGGTAATATCTGATTCCGGAAATACATCGTGAACCAACTGAATTGATGGATAAAGTGACGAGTAGTCAAGTTTTAATACGTCTTTTGAATAACCGGTTTTAAGTAATCGTGATAATCCACCAACAAAATTTCTTTTTTCTTTTCTTGCTGGAATTGCAATACCATTCTTATAAGACCAAGCAAGCATTACCATTTTCCAAATGGTTGCTGTTCCCATTGTTGAAACTCTTTCATATGTTGTTGGAAGAAGGGTCGCAAGAAGGAATGACCCTTGGTTGAACTCTTCGTCAACAAGTAGGGTTTCTTCCAAGTCATCGTCAAGGTACCGTTCCACAATATCATCACCGGTTGTTTGAATATAAATGTCAGTTCTTCTTGAACATACCTCATCTATTTTTTTATCAACACCGACTTTTTTATACTTACCGTTTTCAATATTCAACCAATACAAATTCTTTTCTCTATACATTGACCCAATTTTGTCGTGGTCAATATATACTCGGTCACTAGCCTCAGCATCAATAAATTTTGTAATGTATTTAAGACCCGCTTCTTTTATTGATGAATTAATTGCTTGGGCTCTACGAACTGAATGTATTATATCAATAATGTTATAACCCCACATTTGAGTTTGGGTAAAACTTTCTACCTCATTTCCTAATTTAAGAATAGAATCTTTTTGTGTTATTGACCTTTCACCGTGAAGTGACTTTGCAATTTTTTTAATATCAAGATTTAATAATTTACATCTTTCATAAATCCAATACCAGTCAAAGTTTGCTGAGTTATATCCAGAAATAATTGAAGGTTTTATCTCGTCTATAATTTTAAAGAACTCAACAATACCTTTTCGTTCTTCATCTTCATTTGAACATTCAATTACTTTTTTATATCCTTTATTTGTTTTAATCCCAATCATAAATATCCTACCATCTTTAGGTTCCAAAGATGTCGTCTCAAGGTCAAATACAAGTCTTGTAATATCGTTGTAATCTTCAAAACCTTTGAATAATCTTTTTTCTTTTGATACTAGGTATTGTTCAACCGGTGTAAGCATTAAGAATTTATCTTTTGTCTTTTCACCCCAAGGATCAATTCCACCATCACGAAAAAATTGTGAAAGAGCTCTATACCCTTTTAGTGATTTAACTAGGAATGTTAAACCATTTTCTAACTGTTCATTTCCATCAGTTCTTAATTTCTCAATAACAATACCATATTTTGACATTGCTTCTTTTTGTAAAGCTTTTGATCCTTGATAAAAATTAAGACCTCTTAAATCACCAACCCAAGCAAATGCTATTAGATTGTCTCTTACAATTGATTTTCCTTTTCCGGGAACTTCTTTTATTTTATAGATGTGGTCTTTTTGATAGTCAAACTCTATTGCCACAATGTGTTCTTCAGGGTCGTTTCCTTCTAGAAACGATTTAATTTCTTCTGCTGTAATCATAAATATATTTTTTGAGTGGTGTATTAGCTTTCGTAGTTTACGAAATTTACCTTACCTCAATAAATATATTTAATACTCTAAAAATTGTCAAATGAAAATTTTGTAATTATAAATAATATAATACTTCCGCAGTACCTAAAAATGATGCTGAGTTGCTTAGTGGTGTTATACACACCCACATTTCGTCAAGTGTTCCGTTAACATTAGATCCAACCCTAATTTGATTATCATCCACTTTAACGGCAGTAACAACAGCTGTTGTTCCAGCTTCACCAATTAATGATGTCATAATGTGTCCTGGTGATGTTATTGTTGTTGTGACGGTCCCGTTATATACTGAATACTGAAATGGTGAATTTGGTATGTCAGTCCAACTTGGGGTTGCGGATAATGTAGGATTAAATTCAATGGTTATTAAATAATTATCATTTGAGGTGTTTAAAATGGATAAACTACTATATTGTGATGTCACTGATTTATAAGTCTGTTTAAGTCTATAACCAATATACGGATATTTTGTACCTGACGTTCCTAAATTTGCGGTTGTTGAGTTTTGAACACCAATGGTTGAATAAAGTCCGTTTAACGCTCCTTCGGTTGATACTTGACTACATAACATATCAAAGTATCCTGAACCAACACCTACTTGTCTTATTTCATACCTAATTGGTTGATTTGGTGATGACATGTAAACGGTAGGTATATTATTTGCCGCAGTATAGTCTAAAAAATAAAATGTTTGGCCCGATAATACCATTCCAAACCTCATCCTACCAACACCTAACCATTGATAATCTACTGTCATTAGATTTGTGTTACTCCAATCAAAATTGTTTACATCAAAGTCTGTATTATTCCAAGTTGTTGTATCGGCACTATAAGTACAAGAACCACTTAAATAAATGTTAAATGTTATAGCACTTGTTACACCATTACTTTCTAAAAAGAACCCATCAAATACCGAATTGTACGTGGATGCCGTTGTTGATGTGAAACATCCAATTCGTTTAATTATATTTGTTTCTATTTGGAAGTTTGAAAAACTGCCTTCAAATAGTTGACTTTTACCTGGTTGATAAATTGGGTGTGTTTTAGTTTGTCTAATAACCAAATCATTATTTGCTGATGTTGACATTCTAACTCTCGCATATTGTTGGTTAAAAACTGATGTTGCAGTACCTGCGGTTACTTCATTAACCTGTAAAGGATTTTTATCGTAAACGTGTTTAATGTCTAATAAATTTTGAACCGCTGCGGTTCTTAGTCTACCGAAAGCGTCCATATTTGGTCCGTCCGCGTACTTTATTGAGTTGTTAAAAATAAATGACATAATATTAAATTAAATACCAATTTCCGTTTCTCACCATAATGGTAAGAGACATATAGTTTATATTCATATCAACATATGAATTTCCGTCAATCAAACCCGATGCCGGTGTTAATCTTATTCTAAAAAACCCGGAAGTTCCGGCTTCGTCTTTTATGACTAAATAATACCCGTCTCTTGACGTTGTTGTTGGTAATGTTAAATCAACATTTGATGATCCACTAACACCCCAATATACTTTATCCCAAGTTAAGGTTTGTGAGGATGTTATAGCACTTGTTGAGTAGTTTACTGATTGAGAAATATCTCTTGTTTTTAAAATACCTGTTGATGTGTCTCTAACCAAGAAATTGTTATTAGTACTATCTGTTTCTGGTGTATTTTGTAATGCCAAATAATTTACGTGGAATGTACAAGCTGATACTGATATTACATCTTTACCATATGTTGCCGACATTTCGTGATTAACGGTGTTTCCAGATCCACCTAAAATTGTTCCGAAATTAGAAATTGATGTGTTACCACTACCACCTAATATTGATGTGTTATCTCCACAGGCAACATTAAATCTACCCCCACCAATAACAGATGTTGCACATATTGCCTTATTACCCCATCCACCACCTATTATACTATATGTTGAGCTTGTTGTGTTTGATCTACCTCCCGCAATTGTTGTTCTAAAACCTAATGCTGTGTTTTGACCACCACCACCAACAAAATTACAAAAACTTGTTGCTTTATTTTGTTCTCCACCACCAACGACAGAGTGTATTCCAGATGCTGTATTACACTGACCACCACCAACAAATGAATATAAATTAGACGCTGTATTTCCAGAACCGCCAATTACCGTTGAGTAATTACAAATTGATTTGTTTATAGAGCCACCACCGACAAATGAATAATTACAACTTGCGGTATTTTGTAGTCCACCACTTACTGTTGATGA